TCACCGGGTCCACACCCTGGGGGCGCGCGGCCTACGTCGAGACCGACCCGGCGCTGGTCGGCAGTGCGGCAATCAAAACCTACGACACCATGCGCCGGGACGATCCCACCGGGGCGATGCTCTACCAGGTGCTCGCGCTGCCGATTAGGATGGTGGCCTGGCACGTCGAGCCGGGCGGCGAGTCGGTGGCCGACCAGGAAGCCGCGGACTTCGTGTGGTCGGCGCTCAACGATATGCGCCAGCCGTTCAACGAGTGGCTGGCGGATGTGTGCCAGATGTTCATCTACGGCTGGGCGCAGTTCTGGATCGTCCTCAAACGCCGCACCGAGCGCAACTCCCGCACGCCCGATGGGCGCATCGGCATCGACTGGCTGGAAATGGTCAACCAGCGCGCGTTCCTGGATTGGGAATACGCCGAGGATGGTTGGTTGGTCGGTACGCAGGTGCTCGACCGCCAGAATAACACCATCACCGTCCCGCTGGAGGGATCGCTGTTCTTCCACACTTCCCCGGAGGGCGGCGACCCGGCAGGTATCAGCATCTACCGCGCGGCGGTGCGGCCCTGGACCTACAAGCGCCGTTTGGAGCAGGTCGAGGGTATCGGGCTGTACCGGCGCTGGGCCGGCTTTCCCGATGTCGAACTGCCACCCGGCGCGACGACCCGCGCGGACGTGGCGGACGGCGAGGTCTCGGACGAGGAACGCGGCGAAGACCTGGTCGAGGCCATCTACCGCGACGAGATGATGGGCGTGGTGCGGCCCAGCGGCTGGACGCTGAACTTCGGCGGGCCACAGGGTAACGTCGACTCGACGATGGGCGACACCATTATGCGCAAGGACATCGAGATGGCGCGCGCGGTCCTGGCGCAGTTTATGCTCGTCGGCTTGCAGAAGGTGGGGACGCAAAGCCTCGCCGGGACGTTGTTCGACGCATTTATGCTCTCGGTCGAAGCCTACCTGGAATCTATCCGCGACGAGATGGGCGACCTGGTGGCGCTGCTTTTGCGCTGGAATGACTTCCCCGGTCTGACGGAGCCGCCGCGCATCGAATACAGCAGCCCGCGCCAGCTTGACCTCGGCGCGGTGGCGCAATACTTGCAGACGCTCCTGGGCGCAGGCCTGCTGACACCCGACGCCAGCCTGGAAGCGTTCCTGCGCTCGCTCGTGCCGGGGATGCCGGCCAGCAGCGGGCCGCCGGTGGCGGAGGCCGCGCCGGGCCAGGCGGAGGAGGACGAGTTACCGGACGACGACGCAGACGCCGCGCCGGAATTGGCGGGCGCGGAGGCGGACGAGTTCAAGCGTTTTTTTTCGGCCAGGGCGCACCGGTTCGCAGTGCAGCCCGCCCCAGACGAGCGCGGGGCGACCTACCGCGCCCTGGCCGACAGTAACGCCGCCGCGCAACGCGGAATGATCGAGGGCTGGACGGGTGAGGTGGCGGCGGACATTGCCAGCTTGCCGCCGGACGTGAGTCACGGCGAGGTGCTGGCGAAGCTGGACGACTACATCCTGGCGGCGCTGCTCCTGTTCCGCGAGAAGTCGATGCTGGACATCGCGGCGGCGTTCTGGTTGGGGTTCGGCAAGCCGTCAGGACCTCCCGAAGCCTTGCAGACGTTGCAGGGCGAGATCGAACTGGCGGACGGCTGGATCGGCTACGGGCCGGGCGGGACGCTGCAGCGCACGAATCCGCTGGGCAAGCCGACGCTGTTCGGGGACATCGCCGGCACGTTGGAGGGCCAGATCGTGGCGATTATGCTCCTCTTAAAACAGGGGCGCAACGCGGACGTGATGGGGCTGATCGAGGACGCGGTCAAAAGCGCCACGCAGGGCTACAGCCGCGCGGAGTTGTATGCCGGCCACGTGTGGCGCGGGGTGTGGGCCGGGGAAGGCGAGCGGCGGCGCGAGACCGGCGTGGATGGCCCGGTGCGCTGGGTGCTCGATCCTACCGCCCACCATTGCGCGGAGTGTCCCATCTTCGGCAGCGATCCGCCGGGGCGCTGGTATGCGTCGTTCGCCGATATGCTGCGCTATACTGGCGGGACGCTGCCCGGCCACGGCACGGACTGCGACGGGAATTGTCGCTGTCACCTGGAGGGCGAAATGCCGGATGGCGGCTGGGGCTGGCTGTAAAGTTTGACAATTTCCCGTAATCTGTGCTATACTACAGGTAGCTATTTTAATGCGGGGCCGCACCTCTCGTCAAGCCCTGTGAATATGGAATGGGGGCCGTAACCAATCGGCCCCCGCGTTCAAGGCGCGCAGCCTGACTGAGCGAAAACAAGCCGGGGCGATCCCTAACGGGACGCCCCGGCTTTTTGCGTTTGTGGCGGAGGTGGGTTATGCCCTGGGAGATCAAGAGTGAGGGCGGTCGATATTGTGTCTACAAGAAGGGCGACGACGAGGCGTTAAAATGCTACGACGAGCGCGCGGACGCCGAGGACTATCTGACGGCGCTGTATGCGTCCGAGTCCGCCCGCGAGATCGCCGCCGAGAGTTACACCGGGCCTGCCGGCCCCGCCAGCCGCTACACGCTCGGTCTGCTCGATGATGCCGCCGTAGCGCGCAAGGCGCTCAACGGCGAACCCATCCTCATTTTCCCCAAAGGCGTCCACCACCGCGCGCAGTTCGACGGTGCGGTGCGGCGCATCGTAGTCGACGACACGGTCGTCGGCGAGTTGGTGCAGAACTTCGCAGCCCGCGAGCAACGCGGCATCCGCCAGAGTCGCTTGCCGGTCAACGAAGACCACCAGGGCAGCCGCGCGTTAGGGTGGTTTAACCAGGTGCTGGCACTCCCGGAGGGGGTGGGGGCGACGTTCACCTGGAACAAGAAGGGCCGCGAGGCGCTGGAAAACGGCGAGTTTGGGTATTTCAGCGTCGAGGTCTACGACGAAATGGTGGATCGCGTCACCGGCGAGCGGGTGTACAACCAGATCGCTGGCGGCGCTCTCACGAATTATCCGTTCTTTGGTCAAGCTACCGCGCTGCATAATCGCGGGGGCGCAGGTGTCCATAGTTTAAGTGCAGGAGGTGATCCGATGAGTGAGGAGTTGGAACAGGTAAAAGCCGAACGCAACGTGTTGCAGCAGGTGCTGCATCTGTTTGCGCGGGGCGACAATAGCCTGCCGCCCGCTACGGCTCCCGGACTCCCCGACGAGGTACGGACGCAGTTGGAAGGGTTGCAGGCGCAAATCTCGCAGTTCTCGACCAAACTGACGACCGTGGAAAGTGAGCGCGATGCCTACGCCGCGCGCCTCGCGGGGATGCAGGAGCAGTTGCAGGGGGTGCAGGACGCGCGCGCGGTCGAGCGGTTCAGCGTGCTGGCGGAGAGTTTCGCGCATCTGCCGGCGGCGACCGCCGATCTGGCCGTCCATCTGCGCTGGCTGTACGAGGCCGATGCTGCCGGCGCGCACCGCGAGTTCTTCGAGAACGTGCTGCGGCGCGCGGATCAGGTCTTCGGCGCGCAGTTCCGCGAGAAGGGCGTGCGGCAGGGCGAGGTCGGCAGTCTCGACGAGCGCCTGGCGACAGCCGCGGACAAGTACATGGCCGAGCATCCGGGGATTGCCTACCGGGACGCGCTGCAGGCCGTTGAGGGAGGTGTGTAATGGGCGCGATTCCTGGGTATCCTCAGTTATTCGCCGAAACGCTGCCCGCGGGGGCTGACCTCAGCGCCGCGCAGTTCTACTTCGTCAAGCGCGACACCGGGACCTACGTGGCCTGCGACGGCGCGACGGACATCCCTGACGGCGTGTTGCAGAACAAGCCGGAGTTGGGCGAACCGTGCGAAGTGGTGATGTTCGGGCCGACGAAGGTCTCGTCCGACGCGGCCTTGACGGTCGGCTGGTTCATTGGCCCATCGGCGGACGGCCAGGCTGACCGCAAAATCCCCGGTACAGACACGACCGAGTACGTGTGCGGGCGCGTGCTGGAAACCAGTGGCGCGGCTGCGGAGATCGTGACCGCGGTCATCAACTGTATTACGCCGCACAGGGCATCATAGGAGGTATGAGATGAGTCAACCTGGTGTTGGTGATGTGCATACCCGGAAGACGCTGTCGAATATCTCGGTGGCGTACAAGAATCCGGTCTATATTGCCGATATGATCGCCCCCGAAGTGCTGGTGGACAAGCAGGCCGACCAGGTCGCCGTGTACACCAAAGACTTTTGGGCGCGGTCGGTGGCGCAGAAGACCTCGCCCCTACAGGCTCCGCCGATTGGGGGTTACGAGGTCGAGTATACGCCGTACTTCTGCGAGGAGCGCAGTGTCGGGGACATCATCCCCGACGCGCAAATCGCTAACCAAGACCCGCCCCTGGACGCGCAGGTGGATTCCACCGAGTGGGTGACGGACCAGTTGCAACTCGAAAAAGAGATTAACTTCCTCACCGACTTCTGGACTACCGGCGTGTGGGGTGACGATGTCACCGGCGGCGCGGATTTCACCAAGTGGTCGACCTACGCCACATCCACGCCGATCAATGACCTGCGCACCTGGATGCGCACTATTCGCGTGGCGCTGCTCGGTCGGCAGCCCAACAAGCTGGTGCTGGGTGATTTGACCTGGGACGTGCTGGCGGACCATCCCGACTTGCTCGAACGGGTGATGTACTCGTCCAGCAGCGCGTCGCCGGCAATGGTGACACCGAACCTGGTGGCGCAGTTGCTGGGCCTCGACGAGGTGCTGGTCGGCAAGGTGGTCTACACTACGTCGCTGGAAGGCGACCCCACCATCACCTATACCGCCGGCTACGACGACGACGCGCTCCTGCTCTACGTCGCCCCGCGGCCCGGTCTCAAGACACCCTCGGCGCTGTACACCTTCACCTGGCGCACGCTCTACGGAGCGGGGCGCTACGTGCGCATGCGGCGCGAGCCAATCTCTGACAAGGGCTGGCTGGTCGAGGGTTTCCAGCACTACGACATGATGGGCCTGGCTCCCGAAGCCGGTGTGTTCATCAGCGACGCGGTGGATTAGGAGGCGCAGATGTGGGTCGTGGCAACTAAGGACTACCGGTACGACGACTCGCTCTATGTACGCAACGGCCAGGTCTTCCGGCTGCGCGGGCATCCAAACGATGGCTTGCTGTTGAAGCATCGCCTGGTGAAGGCGCTCGAACCGCAGCCGGAGGAAAAGGAAGTGGGGCGCTTGCCCACCTGTGCAATCTGCGGCGCGCACTTCCAAGACGAGTGGCAGCGGGAACGGTGCGGCAAGCTGCACGAGGAGCCGGAAAGCGCGGAGCGGGCGCTGCAACGGGTTGCGCCCGGCTCGCTGGCGGGCCGGCGGATGCGCCGCACCCGCAACGCGGCGAGGCCCTAGATGGCGTTGACAGACCTGGAGCGCCTGCGGTTGGCAATCGCCGACCGCCCGCGCGTGGCGCTGCGCGAGCAGGTAGGCGTCGGGGATGGCGTGAGTACGCAGTTCCAGACGCAGTTGTTTCCGGTCGTGGATACCTCCGAGACGGTGCTCGTCAACGGTGTACCCTCGGCGGCCTACGCGCTCGACGCGGCGACCGGGGTCCTCACGTTCACCAGCGCCCCGCTCAGTGAGGCGCAGATCGTAGCGACCTATAGCTGGTCGGTGTTTAGCGACGCCGAACTGCAAGACCTGCTCGATCAAGGCGTCAGCGTGCCGCGCGCGGCCATCCAGGCCATTATGTGGTTACTGGCGGACAGCGAGCGGTTTCTCAAATACACCTTCGGCCAGGAGAGCGTGGATCGCTCGGAGGCGCGCGAGGGGCTGGAACGGCTGCTGCAAACGCTTTCCACCAGCCTGACGCACGGCGCGGTCAAGCTGGTGCTCGCGGACTCCGACTACCGCAAGTGCCTCATGTCGCCGTTCATCCAACAGGAGTGCAGTGAGTAACGGGCGGCTGGACCAGCGGCTGATGCGGCTGGACAGTCGCAGTATCCGCGACGACAGCTATGCGTTCGTGCGGGTGTTCCGCGGACGGCGCGGCGCGGAGGATGCGGTCGCCGCATTTCGCGCGCGCATCGCCGCCACGAACAGCGCCACGTCCGGGCGCGATCAGCAAGGGGTCGTCGGGGACGCGGCGGCGCAGCAGTACGTGATCTCTGCGCCTTTGGGGATCGACATCCGCAAGGGTGACGAGGTGTGGACGCAAGGCGCGCGCTATCGGGTGGTGGCGGTGGATGCTGCTCCCGGCGCGCAGCAGTGCATCGCGCAGCATATTCAGTAGGAGGGTGCTATGCGAATGTTGAAGCGTTTTTCTTTGGTGGCGCTGGCGGTGGTGTTGCTGGGCCTGGGGCTGTTGACGGCGCTGCACGAGACGCCGGCGCAAGCCGCGACGGTGATCGGCTACCAAACGGTGACGATCCTCGACGGCGCGACGGCCTACACCGAGACGCTGTCCACCACGCCGCAGTTTTCCAGCCAGCCGGGCGGCTGCGGGGCGGTGACTGATTGGGCGGACGCGACGGCCAGTACAACTTACGTCAACGCGACCGGCTCGACTATCACCGACTCGGTCAGCGCGCTGGCGTATGGCGTGGTGGAGATCAGTGTGGTGGTCGTGGATGATGACGCCACCCTGCTGCGCTTGCCTACGGCGGGCCGCTGTCTGCGGGTACAGATCGAGACGGCGGAGACGGTCACGCCGACCGTCTATGCCTGGATGGTGAATACACAATGAGCGGCGAAATGGTGGTACAGGTCGGCGGGCGCGTGCAGTGGAAGTTCACGCCGGCGGGGTTGCAGGGCGCGGACGAGATCGTCACGCCGCGCCTGACGCACTACCCGCCCGCTCCGCAAGGGGCAACGCTGCTGCTCGATGGTCAGGTCTTCGGGACCGTGCGCTGCGTGCGGCGGCGGGCGTTCAATCGCTACGTCATCGTCTACGATCCGGTCGCGCAGCCGCAGCCGCAAACCATAGCGGAACCGCTACAGGCGTTGGCGGAACAGCCGCCAGTGTCGAGCGCGTAGCCGGTTGTGGAG